TATGGTCCTGAAGCAACTGCATTGTTCGCAAGAATGACTGACCAGCCTTCAACAGCATTAAAAGAACTTATAGATAAAACTATATCTGATTTAAAAACAGCAGGAATATGGGATATAACAGATAAGTTCCATAAATGGGATTTACATACTGAACAAGCGTCTTTGTTAGATTGGAAAAATGCAGTACACGATGCTTCAAACAATGGGGCAACATTTACTCCAAAATATGGAGTTACCACGGTTCAGAGTGTAAGTTATGTTGATTTGAATTTTATCCCATCTACTGATTGTACGTATGCAACATTAAATGACATTGGGTTCTCCCTTGATGATATATCTGGAAATCCGACATTAGGGCCTAACTTCGGTTCTTATGATAAAGCAGACACTACATTCTTAGGTTTCAGAACTTTTGACATTAGGTCTTTAAGACCTTGGGTATGGCTTAATTCTAAAGCACAAAAAGTATGGAACTATAACGCTGGTATAAATCTTTATTATAGTGAGAGAAAGGATAACACAACAGTTAGAATATATAAAGCTGCCTCAACGAGCACATTTGGAACGTCTACTTCAGTCGCTATGACTGATAATGATATAATAATTGGAGGGTATATTGCTTCAGATGGAAATATTGGGGCGAAGAATAATATTGATACTGCAACCTTCTGGCTTGGAAAAGCCTTTTCTGATGCACAAAGAGCCTCTTGGTATGATATAATCAACTACTGGAAAGCAAATATTGATTCAACATTTTAATGAATATATAATTAAAATAAGTGTACTCAAATGGGAGCAAACAAAATAGAAATATATCAAAGAAACAATAAGACTATAAATTGCGTAGTTTCAGGTCTTGCAATTACGGGATATACACCTTATTTGTCTGTTAAAAAGAAAGCAATAGATGCTTCAACTGTATTGTCGAAAACCGGTGTAATTACCGATGCATCAACTGCAACTTTTTATTTAACATCAACGGATACAAGTTTAGGCATCATTGGATTATGTTTATGATATTACGATTGAAAATGACTCATCAATTTATACAGTAGTCAAAGATACATTTACCATTTTAGAAGGAGTGAAATACTAATGAAAGATTGTGGGTGCAAAAAAAGCGCAAGGCCGCACGAAAATTAAAGAGACAAAATATGTATAATAAAATTAATGAATGGATTGTTGCTCACATATATCCCATTGTCAAAAAGGTTTGGATATGGTTGAAAAAATATGGATGGCAATTTTTGAATTTTGCTGCATTGCTTGCTATATTTCATTATGGCAAAGATTGCACAGCTTCAAATACGATTAATGGGGTATGGCTCCTTGCTTTGGCAATGATGTACACTTACACATTATTCAAAATGTTTACGAAATAAAATAACATTTCTAAATGGAAGCTGATTACCTAATACCGAAATCCCAATCGGTAAATAATGCCCGCAAACGCCTACTTTAGGTAGAGGACAAATCGTACAATTATTACCCGATTTTTACAGGTTAGATACCATTTTTGGTAGGTCTAATATGTAATACATATGTTTTTTCTGAAAAAATGCGGTATAAATTGCAATTTTTTTGATATACTCAAGTCCCTTATTTTTCCTATATTTCCGGAATTCCATTGAAAAAAATGAAAAAATAGTTGCCATTCCCGGGATCATTTGGGATTTCCCGTATTATTTTTGTCCCGTCATCAAACATAAACCGAAACAAACACAAACACAAACTAAAACAACACATCATGGAAACTGCAAAATTCTCAACCAAGCACATTACAAACGAAGTAATCGCAAACAACACCGCTATCACCGACTTCCTCACAATGGGACGCAGGGCTCAGGAGTACTACATCAGCATGGCAGACGCATCAATCGGGCTTCCACGCAACGAACGCAGGGAACTCAACCGCATACTGAAAAGCGACTTCGACTGCACAAAAGTTGAAGCATTCCAGTTCCTCAACTTCATCAAACAAACGATACTTTCATAACATACACTTTAACACATTCACTAACAACTAAACACTTACACATCATGGCAAAGAAAAATTTCAACACCGCCGCTTCAAACGAAGCAAACACTGCAACACTTAACGCAGCATCTGCAAACACTGAACTGTCCGCAAAGGACGTAGCACTCAAGTCAGCCGCCGCAAAGGTAGAGGCTGAATTCGAAGCCAAACGCAAAGCTGAACTCGCCGCCAAGGCTGCACAGAAGCCCGCCAAGGTAATACCCGAAGGCACCACCGGCAAGGCACTTACGAAGAAAGCTCGCAGGGCATTCACCCTCCCGGAAGGTTTCACATCAATCGCACAGTATCTGCGCTACTGGGTGGACCGCCAGGAAGAGGCAAACAACACTGCCGCACTTACGAAAGTAGCCCGCTCACTTGCAAGAGCTGAAAACCCAAGCGAACGCACCCAGCTTCGCAGGGAAGGCAAAACACTTTCCAGGGAGCTTGCAAAACTCCGCAAGGGCATCGAACTTCTCGGCTGGGAAAACGTTTCTGAGGACATCCGCACCAGGTACAACAACACGGCTGCCAAGTACGAAGCACTTTCAAAGAGGCGCACCGAACTCGCTAGGGAGGCTGCCGCTAAGGCTGAAGCACGGAAGGAAGCTAAGGCTGCCCGGGCTGCCAAAGCTGCCAAGTAAACTACACCGCACAACAACAGGGAGGCTAACAACCTCCCCTTTTTATGTCGCTATTTTTTTAGATGGTATTTACATGTAGTAGTGCATGCACGTATATACGCGTAAGGGAAAAAGGCCCGTGATAAAATACCCGGGAATTTTCCATTTTAAGGCCGATTTCCTGGCATTAGAAAGGATATATTTATATTAGATATAGATTTATATTACTTTAGTTGGCGACCTCTCAGATTGCCAGGAATTGCCTTTATTTTAAAAATGGCAATTTTTATGGAAAACACATCCCTTTTTTAGATGGTATAGTGCATGCAGGTGATATCACATACGTGTAGGGTAGGATGCCCAGTACCATTATTATAAGGGTAAATTTTTTAATTAGAGGCATATTTCCTGGCACTAGAATGGCAGAAATATAAAAGTTATATTATCCCTTATCTTCGGGTATAAAAATAACGAGATTGCCTAAAAGAAGGAAAGCCCTCCCAAATGTTAAAAAATGTTAAAAAATGTTAAAACCGGGATTAGTTAAAGGATTTTTGATTAAATTACACCCGACAGGGAAAAACACCTGGGTTCCAACCAGTTGGACTTTCTCCAGTTCTTTCAAATGTTGAATTTAACACAAAGGAAAATGAAAAAAATCAAACCGAAACACGTGTACAAATCGTGGAAGGAGCTATCGGAAGAAGAACGGAAGATAGCACAAACACAACTCAAGCCTTTTCAGTTACCTACACATTGCAAATATCAATTTACAAGTGATGGAACTTTAGTAGGTGTTTTAGACTATTCTGCATTGGCGGGTATCTTTAGTATCTGACAAACAGTTACCCCACTGTAAAAGCGGCATTCATAATTGTTAGGAGGGTGTAAATCCACTTAACCAGAGTGGCATCCTCTTTTTTCAAACTTCAAAAAAACTTCAAAGCAATGAAAAAACTTTATCTGATTGCAACCCTTAATGAAGGCGATACAATTTATTACGCATTTAACCTTGCTCATGACCCATATGAATCTCTTGCATATGGCAGGGTTATTTTTGGTAGACGCAACACAATGATAGTTGCCGCAGAAATTCCACTCCTAACTGCTTTAGGTATTACCGAAGCACTTACCGAAGAAAATTTTAATCACCTATTAGATTTTGGTTACACAGATGTTACCGAAGATTTAAAAGGCGCAATAAAATTGGAGAAGAAAATCGATTTGTTCAAATTAATAACAGAGAATTAATATGGGTTTCACAACAGAACAAGAGCAACGGAACGAAGAATATTTCACAGTAATATTCAAAATGCTACACGAAGGTGGAATATACTTTTGGCCTGATGTTAAAGAAATGTACAATAAAGTTAATGGTAAAATTCAGCCATCAACTAAACGTGGATATGATATACTACGATTATGCGTAGGTAAGGAATGGTTTCAACAAAACGTAATAATGCACAAATAAAAACTTAAGCAATGAAAACAAAAACATTTAATGTAAAAGTAAATGGCACGGCTGATATTATGTTTGACCGTGTGGCATTTGACCCGGTAAAAACTGGCAAATTACTCAGCTTAAAATGGGATGAAAAAGTTTATTTTGGAAGCACTAAAGAAACAAAGGATTTTTTAGTAATGCCCACAATTAACATCTTCAGTATGCTGACAAATTCCAGAGATGGAGCACCATTTCTTAAAGAGAAAAAAGCTGCGGAAGCCAGGCGGCAATGCATAGTTGTAAAACGAACTATCATTATGCCAGAAAAGGAAAATGTTATTTATCATGGAGATAAACCTGCTACTATTGCAGATTGCATTCATCATCAATCATCTGCTCCTGACCCATCAAAGCATTCTCCTATATTGACATCCCGGCCTGTATTACCATTGCCATGGAGTTTTTCATTTATAATTTCAATTGTGGAACTTGGAATAACTGCAGAAGGCGTGTATAACTATTTAGAATTGGCGGGAATGATGACGGGTTTGGGAACTAATCGTGGACAATATGGCAAATTTGAAATTATTAAATGGGATGAAACAAAATAGCAAAGCAACGCCAAGCATAGCAAAGCAAAGCATAGTATAGCAAAGCACAGCGAAGCTAAGCAACGCCAAGCATAGCAAAGCGATAAAGCAAAGCCTAGCAAAGCCTAGCAAAGCAGAGCAAGGCGAAGCAAAGCAAAGCGATAAAGCAAAGCCTAGCATAGCATAGCAAAGCATAGCAAAGCAGAGCAAGGTGAAGCAAAGCGATAAAGCATAGCATAGCAAAGCATAGCAAAGCATGGCTAAGCAGAGCAAAGTTAAGCGAAGCGATAAAGCAAAAAAACGGAAGTCCATTAACCAGATGGCCCGTCTATTTTTTTTAACTAATACAATTTGTACAAATGAAAAAAGTTAAAAGTTTTCTCGGTGGCTTAGTGGCCGTAGTAATTTTACTAATTTCACTAACATTTACAGGGTGTAAGGAGGACCCAATTATTCCTGAAGGTGGATTGGCAACAGTATCATTTAAACCAGTTCTCTCTGGTACTACAGACCTGGTACCTTGGCTTCAACCAAGGTTAAAATCCTTTGGAGAGTTCGAACATAAATATGCTAATCATATTGTTCGAATTTGGCGACAAGGTATTGCCTTAGAGGATGAATGGTATGGTGATATCCCTATTACAAATGATATAATGACTCAGGATATACCTATAACTATAATTCCTGGTATATATGCAGCTGAGGTCATACCTATTGATCAAAATGCAATTTTAAATGGTATGCAATTCTTTAATACTGGCGGAATACCTTACGCATTATCAACTGAATTTCCTTTTTCCAATACCGGTGTTCAAAACTATGCTGTATATTATACTCGTGTACCTGTATCTTTTACGATAGTTCCTGGTGCAAATACAGTAACTCTTGATTGTATAACCGACCAAGCTTGCATGCTATTAAATGTTGAAGATGCCATAGCAAATTTATTTGTTCCGGGCGCAGATGCTTCAAGGGTTCAATTATGGACTTCATATAAAGAACATGCTGGAATTCCAGCAATGACTAATTTAAGGTCAGCTTTGGATGGAGAACTAGCAGTAAATCCCACTGTATCACATGGTGTTAATACTATCTTATCAACTGATAATCCGTTAATGGTATTACATACATTAATTTCTGATGCTACTGCAGATGAAAGTACCAATTTATATTGGGATATTACTTCTTCTTCATATTATGCTTATTTTATTCCTGGAAGAAAAACAGATATGTGGAATAATGATATAGTATCCTTTGAAAGATCCTTTTATAATTATAGTACTGGATTACCTGAACCCTTCACGCTTTTTGGCGATATTATTAGTGGTCCAGGCATAACAAATACACATTCATTCTTGGCTTTTAGACCTGATGATAGTTGGTCAGAATTGATTCCTACTGTATGGCTTAGAGACTATACTACTTATAATTCTTCTCTATTAACACCTAATATGGTTGTAAGAGTTTCTCTTAGTTCTGGACTTACGATAACAGTTAATCAAGAGGATTGGTTTGGAACATTTATGGGGCTATAATACTTAAAAATCTGGGAGGGTGCAAATCCCTCCCTCTGTTTTTCAAATGAAAAAGATGATTACTATTCTCATCGTATTTTTTGCTTTTTTGCAATTGAACGTTCAACCCTGTAATTGGAGCAAACATCCACCTTCACGGGTGCATACAGTAAGGAAATATAAACCATTAAAATTTAGGTCAGATAAGGCAAGAAAAAAGAAAATTTACCAGTCAAAAATCAATTCAAAGGCGTACCAGGCAGAATTCCCGGGAAATAAAAACATAGTTCCAATTTACTAACACAAAGGATATGGATATAAGGGACATGCCGAAAACTGACAGAATGCGATACCTAATGAAATACTATGGAGCACAATGGGCCGAGGATTGTTTGGCAAGAGATGTAGAACATCACAATTCTCGACTAATTGATGGTATCAAAGAGTTCAATAATACGGGCGAATCTTTCCACGAGTTTATCGAAAACCTCATGGTAATATATCTGAACCCAACAATCAATGAAGCCCGTCTAATAACCGAATTACGAATCTCACATACAAGGTACGGGGCCTTTAGACAGTTGGCTCGACATGAAACATTTTACTTAATAGATTTAGCAACTTTAATGTAGAACTAAAACAACACAAAGAAATGAAAACACATTTAATTTTTATCCTCATTTTAATTGCAATTTTTGGTTGCAATTCAACGACACCAAGTACGCCTGAAGGCGGCTGGAAAGTTGTACCAGTCACAGACAAATTTGGAGACGAAACCGAGAAAGCTATTTCGGGAGTTTTCAAAGGAACATTTACAAATATGATAATGACCGATGCCGATATGAAAGTGGTCATTGGAGTTTATGATGACACTACACTTTATGTACAGCCATACGAATATGAAGATATGCTTGCTTCCTTTAGTCGTGGTGGTTGCAGCCGTTCAATTCAAATAAAACTTGCAGATGGTTCCGTCATATCGTCTCCTATATTCCCTGGTGGTTGTGATAATGGGTATTGCCAATTTGTATACGATGATGAGCGTTCGCTATTCAACATTTTAATGAGAGAAACCGAACCTTTCAAATGTGTCCTTGGCACCGAAGAAGCAATGTATAATTTTATTGTAGACCCGAAAGGATTTAAGGACACATTTGAAAAGATTTTGTGAAACTATCCTTTGTGTTAGTTTGCCATTCAGTTTTGTTTATTTAGCTTCACTTTTTAGCGGCAGGGTTTTTGAAGTTCCCTGCCGCTTTTGTGTAAAATGTTCATGCCTGTACATTCCTGTCACAAAGGTCTTAATTTGTCAGGATTCCTGTCACAAAGGTCTTAAATGCAATAATTCTACCTTCATGCCTGTACATTCCTGTCATTCCTGTAATAACTTTACCTTTGTCAACAAGAACAATACTAGTAAGGGACATCCTTGACCTTTTTTGTTAAATAACTGTTAAAATTGGATTGGGAATAAAACTTTTTTCCTAATGAATATATAATATATATACAAAAATAATTATAACAAATGAAACTATGCGATTGCACAATTAGGGATGGAGGGTATTACACAAACTGGGAATTTAACAAAGATTTAATTGTTAACTATATGTCAACACTCAACAATATATCTGCTATTGATATAGTTGAGCTTGGCTATAGAAGTACACTCCCTGATGTAGGCACATACTTTAACATATCTGAAGAATTTATGGCTGAAGCAAAAGCGACTATGCCAACAAAAATCTTAGCTGTAATGGTTGATGAAAAAAACACTCCAAGCACAAGTGTTAAAGAATTGTTAAGGATTTGTAAGCCATATATAAAGCTTATTAGAATTGCAGTAAACCCTGAACATTTTGATAGAGCTGTTGAATTAGCAAAGGCAATTAAAGCTGAAGGATTTATGGTATCTTTCAATTTAATGTATATGTCAAATTGGATGAAAGACACTTCATTTCTTCTTAAACTTATTCAATTAGAGGGACTTGTAAACTACATTTATTTAGTTGATTCTTATGGTGGTGTCACTCCTGAAGATGTTGCATCAACTTTTATGAGGTTTAGAAAGGTACTTACAATTCCATTAGGATTTCATGGTCACAACAATTTAGAAATGGCTTTTACAAATGCCCGAATGGCAATTGATTATGGTGCAGATTTAATTGATTGCACTATAACAGGTATGGGCAGAGGAGCGGGAAATTTGAAAACAGAATTGATGCTGACATATTTGAAAGCAACTAATAATTTGCAATTCAATTTGTTGGCTTTGAATACTTTGATAAATGAATTCAAAGTATTACAAAGTCAATACAAGTGGGGTACATCACTACCTTATATGGTTTGTGGAGCATATTCATTACCACAAACCGAAGTAATGGATAATACACATTTAAGCGACTCTGAAATAATCATTAAATTAGAAAACAAATTTGGAATATGAAAAAGGAAAAAAAAGAAAAGAAGGAAAAGAAGGAAAAGCGATACGAAATTTTTGTTAAGCCAAATGGCGTTATCGTTTACAATTTCATCGACAAACCTAAAATTAAAAAAGAAAAATGAGAACACCTTTAGCTGTTGGTATAATTCCAGCACGATATCAATCAACAAGGTTTCCAGGAAAGCCTTTAGTGAGCATATTAGGAAAGCCTATGATTATATGGGTATGTGAAGCAACTGCAACCGCATTGGGAAAGAAAAATACTTATGTAGCAACTGATAGTATAACCATAAAAGACGAAGTAGAAAGTTATGGCTACAACGTAATTATGACAAGTGAAAAATGCTTAACAGGGACTGACAGGGTTGCAGAAGCTTCAAGGCATATTTTAGCTGATGTTTATTTGAACATTCAAGGTGATGAGCCAATGATTGAACCAAGGGATATCCGTCACATTCTAAATCAAAAAATGAAATTCCCTAACCACGTGGTTAATGGCAAAAAGATTATTTCAAATGAAGATGTAAATGACCGCAATTTGATTAAAGTTGTTTGTAATGCTGATGATGAACTAATCTATATGTCAAGATTGCCCGTTCCTGGCACTAAAGGTGATGGGAGGATAAATCCTATATACTATAAACAAATATGCCTTTATGCCTATTCTAAAGCCGAACTAGCCGCCTTTTATGCCAATGTTAAGGCTGATTACGAAAGGGCTGAGGATATAGAAATACTTCGTTTTTTCAATTTAGGCATCAGAGTTAAAATGATAGAAACTTTTAGAGACACTATAGCCGTTGATATTCCTTCCGATGTTAAGAAGGTTGAAATGGCAATGATTAACAAACAAAAATTAAATCTATTATGAAGAAAATTAACGTAGCAATTGGGAAATTTGGAAAGGTGATTTCATTTTTCCCAAACAAGTGGGGTGCCAAAGGTGGTGACCCTGAAGGCTCTCAATTGATTTTGAATCTCGCACAATTGCATCCCGAATGGACAATTTACATCGTGACAAAATCGGATTTTTCTAATTGGCCAAATCGCACATCATTTCCAAATATCATTGATGTATGGGACGGCTATAAAAATGCTCCTGAAATTACTCACAAACCACACTATGATGAAGAGGTTGTAAGGTTTGTTGAAGTAGAAGAAGAACCAAGGTCTGTTCACTATTTAGTAGATGATTATATGACTAAACATGATATAAAAATTGACTTTGCACTTATATACGCAGGTGCCGTTGAAAGAAGCACCATTCCTAATTTTATGCATTGTCTTAAAACACCCGACAAATTCACAGGGATTACAATGCATGCTAAAAAATATGTTGGACCTGTAGTATACTGGTTGAATAAATCTAAAGTCCCTTATTTTGAAATAGGTGAAGACGTTCGCTATTTACCTTGTGCAGCATATGATTTGTATCACCGTCCACGAACTATATTGACAATTCAAGATTGGAATTTTAAAGCAAAACATATCAAAAATGAGAACGATGAAACTGTAATTGAAAGCAATATAATGGGTGTTAATGTAAGGCACGATTTATGGTTTTTAGCAAATGAGAAAATCAACATTGTGAATGACGAAACGCCACGACAAAATCTTATTTCTATTTTTTCAAATTATTCGGGGAATAAGCAATTTAACAAAGAAGAAATTATCAATAAATGGATATGGCAAAATGGTTTTGAAGACGCTAAGGTTTATGGAGATTGGAATGAAGAAATTGCAATCAATTATCCCGCTCATATTTATAGCACACCGATGTATCAAATGAACTACGAAATGTACAACACAAAATTTACTATAATGCTTGCGGGCGTTAAGGTAAAAGGAGGTGGTGTTTGGCGCTCAGCATCTAAGTTTTGGAAAATGTTAATGTTTGGAATTGTCCCATTTTTTCTTCCTGGAGACGATGATGATAGAGCATTTAATGCACCTGAATTTTTGTATGTAAATTCACCTGCTCAACTTTATGAACGCATAAATTTACTAAATGACCACAAAGAAATGTATGATGAAATTAGGTCTCAATTATTTGAATTATTGCTACAAAAGGAAGCTGAAGGATGCTTCAATGGCTCATATATTGACCGTCAAATTCATAATGCACTTCATCAAACCTATGGATTAGATTTGCCATTAGGAGAAGGAGAAATTTCATTCAAACAAAGTTGTATAATTGCACCATCCGTAAACAAAACTAAAGCATTATTTTAATATGAACCACGTCTCAATTATTCCACTTATTGGTGGATTTAGTATTGCAGCAACAGAAGCCTTGGGTGTTATGCCCAGGGCTATCTTTTCTTATAAGCCTTTTATCAAACATGACTCCTTATATTTGAACTACTTAGGCGACAAAAAGCCACCTTATTATCAAATTGAAGATATAGATGATTCCATTATTTCAAATTATAGAAATCCTGAGATAGTAACGGGTGTTCCTCCTTGTGCTGGGTTATCAACTGCAGGTGTCAAAACATGCGACCAACGTTGTAATTCAAAGGTAAATGATTGGATGTATAATGCGGCTGAATTTGCATTAGAAAAATTACAACCGAATTTTTATGTGTTTGAAAATGCTCCTGGGTTGTATTCGAACATTGGACAACCTGTTCGTACTAGGTTATTTGAAATTGGGAGAGACAATGGATATTCAATTTTATTTTACCGAACAAATTCCTTATTGCATGGATTGCCACAACGAAGAATAAGAACATATGTTGTATATTACAAGGGCGAAAAAACTCCTAAATTTGAAAACATAAGAAAGCCTGAAATTTCAATTGGAGACTATCTTTCAAAATTAGGAACTGGTTATCCTAATGAAAATGATTATATCTTTGAGCATCCCGATATAACACAATATCCGATGGTGAAGTTTTTTAAGCACTTATATGGAGACAATTGGAGGGATATTTTAACGGCAAAAAGAAGGCATGTGAGTGGTTACAAATATCTGATAAAGGAAAACTTAATCGATGATTTTAGAGATTATGTAGCGGCACTTCCTGAAGACAAACATCAAAAGAAAATACTAATAAACATAGACCACATCAAAAACAAAATATCTCAGGAAAAAGGATACCGAATTGGATATATGAACATTGACATAAACAAGGATGCTATCAATGTAATTTACTCAGATTCAATGGGCAAAATGGTTCATCCGAATTACGATAGACTCATCAACATTCGAGAATTTATGTACCTAATGGGAATGCCAAATGATTTTCCGATTCCTAACAAAGGGGACTTTGGAAAGGTAGGTCAAAATGTACCTGTCAACACATCCAAAGACATCATTACTGAATGTATTGAAACTCTAAAGGGAAACCGTGATTTTTATTATGGAAATTTTGTAATGTATGATAACACCGTGGATAAAAAAGGTCGTCCCTTATTTTAGGGTATATTCGTTTAATTTAAGGCCGTTTTTATGGCAATAGGGAGGTTTTAATTATAGTATGGATGGATTATATTAAGGAAGGTACCGACCTCTTAAATCGGTTAAAAACGGTATTTCCTTATAATTGACTTATTTTCAGAAAGCGGCTTTTTTCGGTTAGGATTAAGCCGCTTTTTAATGCCCTTACGAATGTTAGTAATGCGACTATGACACGGGTGACATAGCGACATTAAATTATCATAATCTAAAGCTTTTTCAGGAGCATCTTTTATATCAATTTTATGGTGGATATGTTTGGCTGCAACTACCTTACCTGCTTTAAGGCATTCTTCACACAAAGGAACTAATTGTAATTTGAACTTTCTTAAATTCCGCCATTCTTCTGAATTATAAAAAAGTTGCCTTCCCTCTCTGGTATTAAAGTTGATATTTGTATCCATTAATAGTTTCGGCGAATTTTGTTAAATTTTTGTTATATATTTAGGAAAATTAAAACTTATTTACTTGAATATATATAATATATATAATAAATAAATAATATCATTACCGCTATATTGGTAATGTAAGTACTAACCAAAAATAATTTAGTAATTATGATGAACATTTCAAAAAAGATGCTTAAGCAAGCATCAAAATCTGCACTTGGTACAGGTGCAAAAATGGTTGCCGACTATTCACAACCAATTTGTCTATTAGTATTTGACCATTCAAAATTTTATGAATGGATGCAAATGGAATTTCCATTTGGGGAAAAGGGAAACACAATTGAGTTAACTGACCTTGAAGATTATTCACTTTTTTACAACACCGAATCTGAAATGTGGGAACTAAATTCCTATGATGATGTAGACAATCATATGGAGAGCGAAGTTTATAAGTTGTTTTCATTCAAATCAAAAACACAAAAAATGAGAACACTAATTTACCAAGTTTATGTAGAAATCTTTCATTGCTATTTGGCACTATTTGATATGGAAGAAGAATTTGATAAAAAGCAACCTAAAGAAGTTGATATTGCTGAAGATGAACTTGATTTAGGATTACCATTTTCACAAAACTTAAAAATGAACAACAACATGAATGAACAACATGACGAAACGAATTGAACCTACTAAACGCTATCACTATACTAAAATACCAAATGAGGTAATACGTGATATGACACTATCAAATGGTGCATTTAGGATGTACTGTTTAATCTGGGCAAACTCGGCTGATTGGATTGAAGCCCAATATGTACTGCAGCGCACAATGGATATAACAAAGCATACTGCACAAAAATATATGCAAGAATTGATTAATAAGGGATATGTTGAACGAACAAAAAACGAAAAAAACGCATGGGATTATGTCATATACAAACTTCCAAAAAATCAAAATAATGAAAAAATTACACCCTGAAGCAGGTATATATTTTACACCCCTACTAATAATCAAGATACTAATTACTCTGGGCTTAGATTTCCCTGACCCGATTAGAATTGTCAATTACCCTGCGGGAATTGACAGCTTTTAATCATCTCGGACTTTTGCTAAAGCAAAAGGTCAAAGCCTAAAGCAAAAATTACATAGAAAAATTTAAAGCAAACTAAAGTAAAACTAAAGGATATGAAAAAAGACAAAGATTGTGGATGCAACAAGGGATGGGCACATTCCCTTATTGAAAGATATAAGGACCGCAAGGACCTTGATAAAGAAGAGATATCTAAAGTAAAGAAATGCCTATTAGAATATAGTGTAACTTCGGACCAATTAGATGAGCTAATAACTATATTGTTTAACAACCGTAATATGGAATAAAAATGCCTAGACACAAAAAACCTAAAGACCCAACACTTTCATATGTACATGGTAATGGAAGGGACGGAAGAGTAAATTGGGCTGCATGTATAAATGACAAAGTACTTATGGAAGAGCTAGAACGGTATAATGCCTTATTAGCGTCCATTAGAGAGGTTTTGAATACCGAACTGAATAAGAATATAAAGCCCGAAGATGTTATGCCATTCTTGACCTTATTTACCAAAGAGGAAAGGGAAACACTTTTTCATATAAATGAAGGTGATTGGGCATTAATGAGATTATTTTATACTTAACTAAAAAAACGAAAAATTATGGACCCAAATTACAATGACACACATCCTAATCAACACACCCGTGATATGGATAAAAATTTCAACGATTTACTCGATGAATACTGCAACTTTTTAAAGGACATTCAAGACGATCCTTTGAATATAGTGATAAGCCTTAAGGGTAAATCTTACACCCTGAAAGAAATAGATGCTTCGAGCTATCTAATTCACTACCGAAATATAAAGCCAATTGACCTATGAATGCTATAGAAAAAATACAGAGCATGCCTGGCGCAAATGAGATATTATCCCAATTGCTTAAGCCTGACATTGAATACCGATTCGTTCCCAATTATGAGAATATGTACGTAATCACTAACTATGGTGATATAATATCATTTAGGTTTGGAAAGCTTAAAATACTTAAGCACATACGATTGAAGACGGGCTATCATTTTATTACAATGAATACCTTATCTAATAAGCATAAAAGGAGAGGCCGATTAGTAGCACACCTGTTATTAGAAGCCTTCAATATACAAAGGCCTGATAGCTCACATGTTGTTCATTATAAGGATGGTAATAAGAATAATCTACATATATCTAATTTGGAATGGAGCATACGTTCTGATGTAATGAAGGCAGGACATAAGGCAGGGAGATTTAACGTACGAAAGAATGTAGAAGTATATAAGGATGGAGAGATAGTTATGAGTGGTACATCCGGAGATATTGCTCATGCTCTTAAGTTATCTGCATCATTAATGAAAGTATTAAGAGAACATTCTATTGAGTGGAATGGGTATACAATTGTTCCAAGATAAAAGCAAATGAATATATAGTATGGAGGGCCTGATTCACCTTCTACTAAGTTATTTTTCTTATTATTTTATTTTTTATTTAGCACCGTGCCCCATTTGGTTTATTGGTTGTTCTTTAACGAATGGAGCATCGGTGTGTATTATGTAATACATGATGACATGACAAAAACCGGTACCCTGGGTAAAATGATAGGAAAACATTACCTTTATATCAGTCGGTCCATTGTCTTTGTCCCGAAGGCAAATCTAGACAACCTTACTCAGTCCTACTGTCAATGCCGAGTCAATACTAGTAAAGGACTTGCGGGCTTACAAAACTAGACCTGAATATATACATAAAAATATAGTACTATGGATGACATTTCTAATAAATTCAAAAACTACTTATTGTCTGCCCATCAATTTGAAGTGGTGGATGACGCTATGATTGATGAGCTTTTGTTCAATATAGAATTGGCTGCAAAATGCAAAGAGGACATAAGAAATGAGGGGTACAAAGTAAATTTAACCCAACGAAAAAATGGGAAACCCTTCTATGTAAAGAACATAGCACTAACAACTTACAATCAACTTATCAAAAACATAAACATGTTGATGAACTCTCTTGGCCTTACAGTTAGGGAGAGACAGAAATTGAAATTAGCTTTGGACAACATTGACGAATTTGATGAGATAATGAGTAGCTAATGGAACGACTAAGCACCGAAGATTACGTAAAAAAATGCTGGGCAGACGTGGAATTTTACGTCCACGGAGTCCTTGATAATAAACTAGTTGTGGGCAAATATGTGCGCAAAGCCGTAGAAAATTTTGTCGAGGATGTCAATTCAGAACAATGGGATTATCGCCCAGACCGCATTGAAAAAGTGTTTTCATTTTTCAGTTTTCTAAATGTTGACCACAAAAATTCTTACGTTCAATTCCCATTACTGCCATTCCAAGCGTTCTTTTTAGTGAACGTTTTTGGATTTTATTTTCCCGATTCTGAGAAGCGAAGATATCGCGAAGCACTACTTTTTATTGGTAGAAAAAATGGGAAAACTGCTTTCTCAGCTGCCATACAATTGTTTGGTTTGTTGGGTGATGGAGTGTCTGTTCCGCAATCATTATTGCTTAGCAACACAGCAAAACAGGCGTCCAATGCACTCAACTATGCGAAGGATATTATCAACCACACACCAGCACTTTCAAAGAGGCTGCGTCCTTTGCGAAATAAGATAGTTTTTAATGACCCGAAACGCCAAGGATTTTGTGAGATATTTTCTACAGTTGAACCGTCAAGGCTCGAAGGCTTCTCCCCATCAATGGCTATCCTTGATGAGATACACGGATTCACTGATGCAAATGTTTTTGCAGCTATCAAAACTGGTGTAGGTGCTAGGACCAATCCGTTGATACTTTTAATAACCACTGCAGGTAGCAAGAATATAGGCTTCTGTAATGATTATTTAACCTATCATAAGAACCTCTTAGATGGTAAGATAACCGACCCTACTGCCTTTTCTTTAATATATCAACCCGATGAAAGTGACGATTTAAGTGACCCTGATTGTTGGGTCAAAGCTAATCCCGCACTCGGTATAATAAATTCGCTCGATGATTTGAAAGCTTCGTACAATCAAGCGATACACTCTTATGTTGACAAATACAATTTCATAACTAAGCACTTAAATATATTTTGGGATACGCCCGATGTTTGGATTCCCGAAGATGTTTTGGCTCCTTTGTTTAACGATTTTGATGAGGAAAAATTGAAGGGCAGAGACGCATATATTGGGATTGACTTATCAAAAACAACAGACCTATCATCTGTGGTTGTGCTTATTCCTGATGATGAGAATTCAGTGACCTATGTTATTCCGAAATTTTATTTTGCAAATCGTCCTGATAATTACATCCGAAGCAATGGATTAGATTTAACTCCTTGGTTAACACAAGGCTTCATTAAGAAGTGCGATACTAAAGTTATTGACCTTGACTTAATATATGAAGACATTATAAAATTAGCTCAGCAATTTAATATAGTTGAACTAAGTTATGACCCGTACAATGCTCCGCAATTGATTGCGAGATTAAAAGATTATGGCATAACATGCACGGTATTCAAGCAAACTGCACAGAAATTTAATGCGCCTCTAAAGACCTTAGAGGGAATGATATACGATAAGCAAATACAATTTAAGAATCCAGTTTTGAAATGGATGTTTTCAAATGTTGTTTTGTATGTTGATAATAACGCCAACATAAAGATAATTAAAAATTCTCAGATGGACTCTGTTGATGGTGTGGTTGCAATGGCGGAAGCTATGGGCTCAATACTCGAAGGAAAATATGGCGATGAAATAATGGGGCTATCAACCTATTTAAGCAAATGATTTTTAATTGAATATATAATAAAATAATAATTGTAGAATGGCATTACAAAATTTTATAAGTGGTGTAAAAAAGATGTGGATAGGCACCGAAGAACAATACATCGACACTATCATGCCAATGCACATGGGCAAGGGCTCAGCCTTCAATATCGAGGATGCAGATAGGATAGCAACCGTGTACACTTGTATCAAAGTACTTTCCGAAACACTATCCCGCATGCCCTTAAACGTGTATAAGGATGTGGGCAATGGGAAATTAGTAAACAAGGATGATTACCGCTATTCATTACTTCATTATAATCCTAATGGATGGACTTCACAACAATCATTTTTCACTGCACTTGAGTATTGGCGAAACATAAAAGGAAATTCATTTGCACGAATCTACCGTGGTCCTAACGGTAAAGTAAAATCTTTAGAACTCATTGCACCTTCAAGGGTCATCGGATATGCGGTAACAAATGGAGAACTATATTACACAATAGGAAGAGCAGGAGGTGGAGATGAAGTTATAAATTCAAGTGAGATGCTTCATTTCAAAGGCATTACCAAGGACGGGATTTGGGGATTAAATCCCATTGAAGCTTTACGATATAATTTAAGTTCATCCTATCAGGGAATACTTGCTATTGACTCATTTTATCAAAACAATGCAATGAGTCCAAAGGCAATTAAGTCTACGGTATCGGGCGTTAACCAAAAAGCAATGCTCGAAGCTCTTAACGAGTTCAACAGTAAATATGCTGGAGCAACTAAAGCAGGTATGCTTGCAGCCCTCCCACCTAACACAGATATAGTTGATTTGTCAATGAGTTTTGCTGATGCAGAATTCATTTCTACAATGAAGTTTAACTCACAAATGGTTGCCGCATTGTTTGGCGTTCCTCCACACATGGTTGGAATTTTAGAAGCAACTAAATTCAATAATGTTGAACAAATGATGTTGGACTTTAAGGTATCAACGTTATCTGCAATCGGGCGTCTTTATCGCCAGGAATTAGAAAGCAAATTACTTTCAACTGAAGAACGATTGTCAGGAACTTCAATTGAATTTAACTTTAATGCTTTACTTGAAACTGACTCTACAACCAGGATAAACAATCAAAAAACACTTATGCAAATGGGCGTAATGTCCATTAATGATGTCTGCAAAATTGAAGGATACGAAACATATCCTGAAGGAGATTTTCATATTATGCCTGGCAATTATCTTACTGTGGAAAAAGTAATTGGACCACAATTAGTAAAAGACGAAGTTGTTGGAGCTGTTGCACCTACAGAAGATATTCAAAAGGCTGCATTAAATGGCGCACAAATCAGTTCACTTATAATGCTTATAACAAGTATTTCACAAGGTATAATGACTAAGGAAACTGCTAAGGGAATTATAGTTAATGCATTCCCAACATTCTCAACTGATGAGGTAAATAAAATAGTTGACAGTGTAATTGTAAATCCAATAACTGAGCCTACCCAAAATAATTTAACAGTATGAAGAAAACTTTAAGAAATTTAAGCCCTGAACAAGTCTCATTCCGAGCATTTGAGGATAACGGAGAACGTTATTTAGAAGGGTATGCAAGCGTTTTCAATCAACGATCCAAAATCATTTTTGAAAACAATAGACTTTTCTACGAAGTAATAAACCATAATGCATTTGATGATGTATTACAGAGTTCAGATTTGAATGTAATCTTGACCTTCAACCACGACCGTGGTAGAGTAATGGCACGCACCAAATCAGGGACCCTGGAACTATCAACTGATGACTATGGCTTAAAGTTCAAAGCAAAAGTACCCAATACAACTTTAGGAAATGACGTATACGAATTAGTTTCCCGAGGTGATTTATTTGAAAATTCATTTGCCTTTGCTGTAAAAAACGGAGACGATGAATGGACTAAAGACGAGCGTGGTGACAACATGAGAATTGTCAAGAAAATTGCAAGACTCTATGATGTAAGCGTTGTTGTTGATGGAGCATATGCGAACACAGATATTTTCGCAAGAGACGAAAAATCTGAAAAGCGAATTGAACCAGCTGAAGGAGAAACTCAAGATGAATTCATGACAAAGTGCATTGAATACGTGATGGAAGCTGGAGAGACCGATGACGAAAAACAAGCATACGCAATGTGCCAATCAATATGGGATGATAAAAAGCCCGCTGAATCGGAAGCGCCCATTGAAGAAAATTCAAATGATGAACTCGAAAGAATGAAATTACGTATACAATTTTTGAAACTAAAATCATAAACAATATGAAAAAAATTAATGAACTAAAATCCGAAAGAGCAGAGCTCATTTCTAAGATGGAAACTATTTCAAATAGTGAAACTCTTACTGATGAACTTCGTGCTGAATGGACTGGTCTCGATACCCAGATAAAACAAATCGATAGCGACATTGCTCTTGCTGAAAGACAAGAGGAACTAAACAAAATTAACGCAAAAAAGAATATGGAAACTACCGAAGCAAGAGATAATCAACCAGTCGCTGTACAATTCAGAGATTGGCTTAAGGGTGTGATTGAAAGTAATAATCCTACTTCAAAATCATTCCGTGTAAACCCGATGTTATCAACATCAAACTCAAACATCCTCAATAAAACTGTTGAAGGTGTGGACACACTTTATACTCCAGGCGAAGCATTTCTTCGTCAATTGGGTGTAACTATTTGGACTGGTCTTAATGGCCAAGTTATTCTTCCTACAATGGGAGAACATACAGCATCATATATCACTGAAGCAAACTGCGGTGGAGACGCTTCATTGAACATTGCAAACAACAGCATTGCTCCACGAAGAATATCTGCATCACAGATTGTTACCAGGGAGTTATTGGCTCAAACCAATCCTGATGTATATCAATCAATCCTTAACAACCTTACGGCTAGTATTTGGGCAGGTGTGGTTGCCGATGCATTCGATGTACTCGACGCAGACGCTTCAACTCAAATTGCAACTTCAACTGCAACTGCATTAACCTATGCACAAATGCTTCAACTCGAAGCTTCATTAGGTTCATACGCTCTTGGTTCACCTGCTTATGTAACTTCACCTACTAACAAAGCTTCACTTAAAGGTTTAGCTTCTGTTTCGAATGTTGCTGGCCCAGCATGGGTAGGAAACGAAATGAATGGATATCCTGCATATGCACATACCGCATCAAATGGTGACAAAGTTTACTTTGGAGATTGGAGCAAATTTGTGGTTGGGCAATGGGGCGACCTTGAGATAATCGTTGACCCATATACATATGCACGTTATGGCGAAATCCAGTTAACCGTTCTTGGAATGTTTGACTCGGGTACCGCTAACAAAGCTGCATTTGCTATATTAGATCCATCCATATACTAATCAATTTTTAAGAGAGGGTAGCCATTCCCTCTCTTACTTAAAATAATTGAAACAAATGAGCTTACTTAATTCATCATGCGAATACAATTTGACGAAGACAAAAGATAAATATCCATTGTCATTAGTTGAAGTGAAAAGGCATTTAAGAGTTGACCCTGATTTTATCGATGATGATAATTATTTAGATGGATTGATTGTGGCTGCAACAACCTTGGCTGAAAACTACATCAATAAGGATATTGCCTACACACTTAATGAGTTAAAGATACATGATTTCTATTCTGATTATGTTCAAATATACGAAGGAAATTTTGCATCCGTATTAGATGTGTACAATGAAAATGATGTTTCTACTGGCACGATTGATTATACAAACAACTACAATAATTCATTTCAAATTACATGGACTGCACCAATTGAAGGCGACCCATTAACTATCAAATTTTATACGGGATTTAATGACTATACTTGCCCAGCATTATTGAAGCAAGCAATACTAATTAAGTTAGCGGATTTATACGATAGTGCAAGGGCAGATTACAATTGGCAAGGACTAACTGACAATAAAGTTTTTGAGACAATTCTAAACTATTATGTAGCTCTAAGATTTTAACATGGCAAACGCAAATGACTTAAATAGAAGAGTTGCAATATGGAAATTTAACCGAACGGTTAATGCAGCTGGGACACCAAAAGAAGAGTGGGTTTTTTTGAAATACACTTATGCTAATCTTAAAGTCTTAAATGGGAACACAGTTAATGCAGACCCACCAGGTGATTTGCCTGAGACTTTTGTAGACATAATTGTACGATACGATCCAGAGATAAATTATCAATGTCAGATAAGATACAATGGGCAAGTTTATCGCATCAATTTTATTCAAGATGATTGGAGAAAAAACTTTTATACACTTAAATGCGTAACACATAATGAGTACTTAGAAACATGATTGAATCTACAAAGTTTGAATTAGAAGGGTCGGATGCTATTCTCGATGCTTTAGATGCCTTGGAACCCAGGTTGTTATTAGCAATTATCAAAGCGGCTGAAAGGAAGTCGCTTATGGAAAATGTTATACGACCTGTTCGTGGAGAAATCGCATATAGTGCTGACAGTAAAAGAGCAATAAGAATAGTAAATGATAGACAAGATAGAACGGGATTTTTTGCGGGTGTGACATCCGATGCATTTTGGCTTCGATTTGTTGAGAAAGGAACTAAGAATAGAACAACTAAAAAAGGTTTTAATCGTGGCTCAATTTCCCCAAAACCTCAAATCATTCCTTCAATTCTAAACACACCCGATGACGTTGTAGAATTCTTCAATAAAGACTTTGGTCAAGCGGTTGAAGCTATATTGCAAAAGCGACTTAAAAAATTAAATAAGTAAAATGAGTTTTTCTACTGATTTACAATACTTAATGAATAACGATGCATCACTTAATTCTTATATTGATGGAGGCATTCATTACGAAAATCTTCCAGAGAATTTTGAATTAGTTAAGAACTGGATTGTGTATTCATTTAATAAAACTGGGCAACAAACTTGTATGTCAGGAGGTACTGCAATAATGCAATACCGATTGACAGTAAAAATTGTTGCGACAGACACATTGGAATTAGAAACAATGAGCGATTTACTTGTTCAATATCTTAACGGTATGACTTATGGGAATATAGCTGACATACTATTTGTAGGAGACAATCACACATTGGATTTAGATAAACGCATTTATATGAATACATTAGACTTTGATTGTCTATATTCATAAATGGAATATATAAAATAAAATTATTATCAATATGGCAACACCACTTTTTTCAAAACAAATGAGCGTGTATGTAGATGGTTCAACACTTGGATGCGCAACTGACTTCAGTTTAGCAGTTAACAAGGACGTCATTGAAATTGCATGCTTAGGCTCCACGGGAGCAAAACAATCTGTCCCAGATATGTATGGTTGGACAGTATCATTCTCTGGAATGGTAATGACCACTTCAACAAAGACGGGCAAAGGATATGAAGACTTAATGGATGAAATACTTAATACAAATTCTTCCGATGTTAGTGTTTATATTCTTCCTAACGTTTCCACTAACTCTTACTACGTAGGAAACGGAATTCTAACTTCAGTAACAATGGATGGCGGGGTTGGCTCAGCCGTCACATATTCAGGAGAAATTACAGGCAACGGTCCATTAGCAAAATCAACCACAACTTAATTTAACATAAGGCTATAAATCCTTTATCCTAATACGGTCTATTGGCAATCTAAGAGGTTATCAGTATTAGGATAAAGGAACTTATATCCATAATAAAAAAACAACCGACATGGTAGAATATATTACTTATCAAAACAAAAAATATCCAATCCGAATTTCATATTATGTGTTGGTCACAGCACAACAAGAGTCGGGATTATCTTTAGATGAATTGGATAAAAATTTAGAAAGTCAGCAAGCAATTTTGTGGTATGCATTAGTGGCAGGCCATAGATTTACAAAAGAGGAATTGACACTTAAAAGAGAAGATGCCGTATGGATATTGGATGAATGCTATATTGAGTTCCAAAAGGCACTATTCAAATTTGGTCAATCTTTAGTAGACATGCAAACTGATTTAGTAGCTGAAGCTGAAGGCAAAAAAAAATTGAAAATGTAATTGACATTTTTGTTATTGCGGCTTCGCAAATGAACTTAACGCCCGAGCAATTCTTGGAATACACACCTCAAGAATTAACGGGCGTTTTGCATTTAATGCAATTGCAAAAAGATGCTAAATTCAAATCAGATTGGGAACGAACAAGAATACAAACATTCTACCTTATCAATATACAATTAGATAAGAAAAATAAATTATCATATGAAAAATTTAGAAGAGATGTATGGCCATTCTTTTGGGAAAAGAAAAAAGTTATTTCTACCGAAGGCGTAATGACACCTGAACAATGGAATGCAATTCTCAATAAACAAGTTACAACCGTTGAGGTTTCAGAAAATGAGGCGGTTTCTTTGTAAGAATATATAATAAAATAAGAATTCTATTATGGCTATATTAGCGGACTTAATGCTCAGACTAAGAGCAAACTCAGCCGAACTTCAAACAGGGCTTAACACAGCCAAAGCTGCAATGAAAAAAACCAGTGAAGGCGCTAAAGCTTTTGGCCAAGCTTTTTCAAAGGCATTTGATGAAGCCTCGAATTCTTTAGATAGAATGATTCCTGGATTTGGTGCAGCTGCATCGGGTGTAAAATTGACAATACAAAATGTAGGCCAATTGTCAAAATCTATGAATGTTTTGAAAGTCGCAATTGCGTCAACAGGGATTGGATTATTAGTTATTGCATTAGGTTCTTTAATTTCATATTTCAAAAATACTGAAGCAGGTGCAGATAAATTTGCTGCGGCAATGAACGGTATCAAATCGGTCATTTCTACAGTAATGAAATCCATTAACGGATTGGGCGAAGCTATCACTCTTTTATTGAAAGGCGACTTCAAAGGAGCTGCCGACAGAGCCAAAGAATCCTTTAAGGGTATGGGCGAAGAAATGAAAAATGCTTATACCACAGGAAACGAATTAGCAATGAGGGCTGATAAGCTCGGAGAGGACCGTATTGATTTCTTAATGAGGGAACAAGAGCTAATGAACAAAATCGCAAGGGCTCGAGAAATTGCAAATGACACAGACTTTTCAATTGCGGAAAGAAAGAAAGCAGCCAACGAGGCAGAAGAAGCTTCATTGGAATTATTCACCACAAAAAAGAAATTTGCTCAAGAAGAACTTGACATTGCAATTGAACAAAATAAACTCCGTGAAAGAACATACGACCGCATTGAAGAAGAAAACCAATTAAGGGTAAAAGTACTCGAGTTGGAAGAAGAGAAATCTGGGCAAATGAGATTTATCAGTCGTGTCCAGGTAAAGCTTAACAGAGAACTTGAGAAGGAAACAAAGGAAAGAGAAAAAGCTTTAGAGTTGCTTAAAGCAGAAAATCAAGCAATTGACTTAAAAATTCAAGCGGTACTTCCTTCCACAACAGGTGTGGATTCTTCAAAACTACTTTCAGTGACAGGCGCATCAGTTGTTCCCGCCCCTGATATGAGTCTTGCTGAGACTGCTTGGGAAGATTACAAAATGGGAACTATTGGGGTTTTCGAAGCAATTGAATGGCAGGCTTTAGAATCATTTAATACCATATCAAATTCGGTAGTTAATGTGGGTGATATGATGTCGAGTGCATTAACTCAAGCGGTCACAGGATTGACCACCGCATTTGGTAATTTATTTGCGGGTACTGAAGCAGGGTTCAAAGGAGTTGTAACGGGTGCATTACAAGCAATACAACAAATCATCAATGCCCTTCTCGCTCAGGCTATTGCGGGTGTAATTGCAGGTGAATCTAAAAAAGGCTTGCTTGGATTAATTACCGCATCTATAGGTATTGCTGCATTACTCGCTTTATGGAAATCAAAGGTTCCTGAATTTGCTGCAGGAGGTATCGTCTCAGGACCTACTCTTGGATTGATTGGAGAATACGCAGGAGCAAGCAATAATCCAGAAGTAATTGCACCACTTGATAAATTACAAGGCATACTTGGAAATTCAATGATGAGTGGTGATGTTACATTTAGAATAGAAGGCACAACACTTGTTGGAGTGCTCAATAATCAGAAAAGAAAAATAAATAGCTACAAATAATGGCTTACGGAGTTAAATACACCACAACTTATTATAGAAGAAGTGGCGGCGCAACAAAAATAGATATATTGGAGGATGGATATGGTGGTGCTATCACAACTTTGCTCCCAGCAACAGACCCACTTACAATTTCTGTCACAAATGATATAAACAATATATATGCTGGCACAATTGGCTCAGGAGCAACAATTCGAGTTTTAGCAGACCCACTTTCATTGGATTTGTTTACAACAGACCCACAAAAATATAAAGTGATTATTTATAATGGCTCAACACTTATATGGCAAGGTTTCATAAATGCTGGCATATATTCTGAGCCACTTGGATCACCGAATTATTCGCTTATTACACTGAATGCGAATGATGGTATGAATGTTTTGGATATGATGAATTATGCACCAGATGCATCCACATTTTATCTTGGCCATAGCAATATAGCTGATATTTTTAGCAATATATTTGGCAAACTTAATCTTTCATTCACAGATTGCCGTGCATTGATAAATTATAGCGTTGATGCATTTCGAGACAATATATTTATTTCATTAAGCGCAAAGCAAGAGAATTACATAAATGAAAAAGATGAGCCAATGACTTGCCGCCAAGTTTTGACTGAAATAATGAAATCATTTGGTTTGCTTATGTTTTTCAGGGGTGATACTATTCATATTCTTGACCCACTTAATTTACACGATTGCACAAATGGCCAGCAATTTAATACAACAAACTGGGGCGAAACAGTTGAGGCATATCCTGGTGGCTTTTTGGATATATCACTTAATCAGATTACTTGGTATGAAAAGAACATACAAACAGATATAAATCCACCATTTTACAAGTTTGACATAGAATATAGACCATACACTTTTACAGAACAAACATACGATTTCAATGACACAGACAACATTGCATACACTGGCACCTGGGTTGGCAAAACAGGTTATTATATTGCAAATGCATCATTTAATGGCGTTACAATTACAGGTGATATAGATGCAGAAGCATCAAAAGATGGAGATGGCAATCAGACAGCTTATTACTTGAAATTGAATGGCACTGCTGGCACAGCAAAAATAGATATGGCGAAAACAAATATATATCAGGATGTAGGTTTGGTTTTGAAAGTAAGTGCCGAATTCTATGCAAACACACGTGATGCAGAAAATATATATGATAGCACAAAAGATTCAGCAATTATATGGAGCATAGATGTTTCATTTGGAGTGCAAATTGGCAGCCAATATAATCGTCTTGATGAAGATTGGAATAAAACAATTACTTGGCATACTGCAACAATTTCTACAGCAGAAGTTGAATTGTTTACAACATATAGCAAGACATTGTTCGGAGGCACAAAAGTAGACACAATAATTAATAGCGAAAGCAGAATTGCTGACAAATGGGTAGAAGGATATTTTATTGCACCAATATATATTGGCTTGACAGATTCAAGCACCATTGATGGCAGCATAAATGTTTGGATAGCAGGAACTTATGGGAATTTATTACCTATAACTACACCTGGCACATCATTATATAACGTGCTTGTTAGGAATGTTAAAGTGCAAATTCTTGATCAAACTGCATTGCCAATTGAAGATATGGGTGAAAATATATCAGCAATAAATAAAGAATCTTCATATACCATACAAAATGAAACTTATAAACTTTTACACGGCACCGGACCTTATGGGGTTTCACGTGGTGCATATATTGATTCATATCCTGGAGTTGAAAAAGTGCTTTCAGGAATTTACAGGGGCCTTGCCGCTGATGATAGCTCAATATACAAAACGCAATATATGGTGGTGCAAAACATTGGCACAATATATGCAGAGCCAAGATATATTTTAAGGGGCAAATTAAATGCAAGCACATATATGCTTGATACACAGGATTATTTGATAAAATGGAGCAATCACTTGCCAGGCAAAGCATTTTATATTGCAAATTACACCTACAATGATGAAAAAGAATATATGGATGTTGAAATGCTTGAATGCCCGAGCACAAGAATAAATATAAACGTTTTATAATGAGCTTAGATATTAAAACAACAAAACTTTTGCCTAAAAGAAGAGACGGGCAAATTGGATTCATAGAAGGCACAAAGATAATTGCAGGTGCTGGGTATTCAGGTGATACAACAATCACTGGGGTACAAGGTATTCAAGGTATTCAAGGAACACAAGGAATTCAAGGCATTACAGGATTAGGAAGACAAGGAATACAAGGTATTCAAGGAAGACAGGGAACACAAGGAACTACGGGATCTCAAGGAGCTATAGGTTTCGGTGGTCAAGGAATTCAAGGAATACAAGGAATACAAGGAATACAAGGAACAC